GCCGCCTATGCCCAGCCGCGCCGGGCGGGGCGGCTCCTCGAGCGCCAGGCGCGGCTGGGCATAGGCGGCCTCGATGCGCCGGCAGGCGGCGTCGAAATAGTCCCGGCGCTGCTCGATGCCGATGAATTTGCGCCCCATCAGCACGGCGGCGACGCCGGTGGTGCCCGACCCCATGAACGGGTCGAGGATGGTCTGGGCGTCCTCCGGCAACTGGCCAATGCACCATTTCATCACCTCGACCGGCTTCTGGGTCGGGTGATCGCCGCGCGGCTCGTTGTTCTGGCGGAGATAGCCGCTCCAGCGATACTGGATCCGGCGCACCGCCTTGGGCAGATTGGTCCAGGCCAGCTCGCAATCGGCGAAGGCGCCGCCATTTAGCTTGTCCCAGACCAGCCAGCAACTCGCCGGCGGCATGCGGTAGTAATTGCCGCCGAAGATGATCTGCCAGCGCGCACGCGCATAGACCTGGCTCATCAGCTCCGGCGCCACCGGACGCTTGTCCCAATCGGCCTTCTCGAACTCCGTGGCCGGGATGGCCTTGGTGCCGCTGCCGATGGTGCCGCGGCCGGCGGCGTCGATGCCGTAGGGAGGGTCGGTGACGACGGCGTCGATCGAGTGCAGGGTCGGCAGGATGAAGGCGGCATCCTCGTGGTAGAGGACGCAATCCCCGATCACCACCCGCGATCGCTCGAGCCTGGCGCGCAGCGCCGCGATCGCCACCTCGTAGCTGCCCGCCGAATTCGCGGCGGCATGCTCGGCCCAATCCTCCTCCCCGATCATGCGGTGACGAAATTCCGGTGGCGCTCCGCCTGACGCCGGCGCAGCCAGCTCGCCAGCACGATGAGGCCGATGCAGGCGAGAATGCCGAAGGCCCATTTGTTGCCGAGCAGCCAGATGAGGTTGGCGGAGAGCGGGTCGACCACCTGGCGCATGCCGGTCAGGGTTTCGGGCAGCTGGAGGCCGGCGACGTCGACGGCCTGGTCGAGGCCGAGGAAGGCCGCAGCGCCCGCGGCGGCCTTCTGCAGCCAGCCAAGCCAGCCGACCAGCTCGTCGCCCTTGGCCTCCAGATCCGTCGGCGTGGCGCCTCTCCGGGCCGTATTCTCGAACGGAGCGGCATCCTTCAGGCGATCGTTCCATTCGAGCCGCCATTTGCCGAGATCACCGGGCAGCGCCTCGCGCGCCTGGAAGGCCGCCACGGCCGCGTGGGTTCGCTCGGAAAACACCCCGTCCGGCGTGCCGACCGGGTAGCCTAGGCCCGCCAGCGCGCGCTGCAGCTCGGCCACGGCCTCGCCTTCCTCGCCCTCCTCGAGGATGCCATCGGCGAGCGGGTTGATCTTCGCCGCGGCGGTCTGGTCGCCCAGCACCGCCCAGATCTTTTCGAACCAGGCCTTGCGCTCGGCAAAGCCGTTCGGCTGCGCCCGGCTCAGCGGATTGCCGAGGTTGATGCCGCGCGAGCAGGCAAGGATCGCCGCATGGGTCGGGCCTCGGCCGGCGTAGCTGTTGAGCTTGGACCGGGACCAGCGATTGAGGGCGATCTGGAAGCCGATCGGCGGATAGGCGGCGCTGTCCGGATCGGCGACGAGGTCGATGCCGAGCTCGGCGCCGGCGCGGCGGTAATTGTCCTTGCCGGTTTCCTGCAGCGGACCGCGGCCGCGATAGATCCAGCCCTCGCCGCTCGCCTCAGGGCCATTGCCGAGGCGTCCTGCGTAGGCTCGCGACAGGATCGGCTTGGGTTTGCGCGCATAGGCCCTGGCCTGCGCCGGCGTGAAATATTTGGGGAAGATCTCGAGCAGCCGCTCGGCCGAGTAGTTGCCGCTCTCGCTCGTCAGCGAGAAGCCGCCGCTTTCGGCCGCGCATTGCGCCAGGAAATGCGCAAGGTGCAGCGGGTTGCTTAGCATGCCGTGGTTTTCCAGCTGCGGCCCCAGCCGCGTCAGCGCCGAGACGTAGCTATCGAGCGCGTCCGGAAAGAGCGCCCGGATCGCGGATTCGGTCAGTTGCATTCGATGTCCTCATAGAAAAAGCCGCCTCAAGGGGCGGCTATCGGTCTTGGTGTGATTGGGGCGAACCCAGCGACTAGGTAATCTACCTATGAGTAAAATTACCTATTTGAGCCGAACTTTCTGATCTGGCTGGTCGTTGTGCTCTAACCCCTCGCATTGAGAAATCACATGATGGACGGACTAATTCAGGATCAGATAGTCTTAACAGACGTGTATCTCACTAAAACCGCTCATCGGATAGCCGATCAGCGGTCCCGTGTAGCTCGATCGGTTGGGCTGGAAAGGAAAACAGCCCAAGATTTGCTTGATATTTTCCTAAAAAGGTATGCACAAATGGAGGCGCATCGGGCAAGGCTTGTCGAGATGCTTGCCAATTGCTAGTATAGTGAGAGGCATGAGGCGTCGCTTGATCGGATCGCCATGAAAGCCTTAATCCTGGATCAAATCGCTTTGGCTGATACTCATCTCTGCGAAGCTGAGGACCGCATCGCACAGCAGCGTTTGCGGATCGTAAACTGCACCGGCCCGGACAGAGCAAGAGCGACAGCACTGCTGGAGACCTTTCTCGAAATCTACGAGCAAATGCTCATTCACCGGGAGCCAGGACACAGCCCTTCACCTTTGTGATCTCCTCTCCGCCTCGCGACCAGCGTTTGCGCGCACGCAGGACGCGACGTCGGAGTTCTGACCGAAAAGCTGAGCCGGACGAGCAAATGTTTACACATAGGCCGGCAAATCCGCGAAATCCGACGCGACGGTCGGGTCGGGGTTTCCAATATCGGTCAGGTGCAGGCCGTTGCCGCTCATGTCGCTAAACCCGTTCGAACCATCGTATCTGCTGCCGAGTGTGCCGTAGCTCACCGAAGGGGCCATCCGAGCCGACCACACGCCGCCGACATCGCCTGCAAATGCCGATGGCGCATAAATGTTGCCGGGGCATATGTCGAGGAATGCCAGCTTGCCGGCTACAGGGAAGAGAGCGCCTAGGCTAAGGACCGCACCTGAAAGAAAGAACGCCGACAGCCGGTTCTGCGTCATGACAACGGGATTAGGCGGAATGAGCTCTGCGTTATCCTTGAACACCCTGAGCCGGTTCGCTTCAATCGCCTGCGATGTGTCGAGCTGGAAGACATAATGTGTCCAAATATCATTGGGCATGCCGGGGTAAATCGCTCCATCAAGTCCGCCTGCGCCATAGCTAACTTGAACACCGGTAATAGCGATAGCGCTGATGGCAGTAAAACCCCCTGTCAGTCCAAATATCGCCGCACCGGTACCATCGTCACCGGCGAGATTTCTCACCCAGCAGGAGACGGTAAAACGCCTTCGATCTGCATCTGACGCAGTGCCGGGGTAGATCACCTGCAGCACGCTGCCGCCCTCTGCGGCATATAGAAATCTCAGAGAAGCCGGTAGCGGCGCGGGCCGTGGGCGACGCCGTACATGAACAATGCGCGGTTGCATCATCACGGAGCCTCAAACTTCAAATCCACGATCAGTCCCTTCGGCGGCGAGGAATGCACCGTGTCGACGTCGATCACGATGAGATCGCCGGTCGCGACGTCATCGTTCGCCGTGTCAATCGTGCCAGGCTGCGCGCTCGTCTGCGTACCGCCCTCGCCGCTCTCGATCCTCATTGCGGTCGAGAGCATGGCGACGCCCCGGGTCGCATTGCGCACCTGAAGATCGAGGTTTCCGGTCGTGCCGGGCGTGACCACCGATGCGCCGACTGCCGTCATCCTGAAGTCATTCAAGTCGGCTGGTGCCCGATATGCGACGCCGCCCGCAGCGTTCGAGATGACGACGTTCTCATTGGCCAGATAGACTTGCAACGAGACGATAAGGGGAGCGTTGGCTCCGGACTCGCCTTGCTCGCCCTGCTCCCCCTGTTCCCCTTGCTCGCCCTGGATGCCCCGCTGGCCGGCGATGCTGAAGGTCCAGTCAGCGTGCGTTCCGCCGCCGCCGATGAGATCGACGAGCACCTCCAGCGCCGCCACGCTATAGCTCGTTATCACCCCTTCCATGAAATTCGTGGATGGGCTGGCGCTGCTACTCGCTCTCAGCCTTGCCCCGACGCCCCAGCCCCGATCGGTCTCCGCCAAGGTGAACGCTTTCGAGCCGGTGCCGATCGCGACCGGTGACGTCGACGTGCCGGTGACGTCTGACGAACCCGGTGCCCCATCGGCGCCGCTCGTGCCGACGGTGCCGATATGCGTCCAGTCGCCGTCCGACACGGGCGCGGCAGGTGAGCCCGTAACCTGCGGCTCGTTCCCGAAATTGCCGTTGCCGTTCGAGACGAAAGCGAAGCCTTCATGCGAAACGAGATCATTCTGCGCGTAGGTCGTGCCGCCCGCCCATGCGCCGCGCGGCAGGAATGCGTCGGCGAAGTCCCGCTCGGCCACGAGGCCAACGGGGACATAGCGCCAGGTCCGCGACACGGTGCCGAGCTGGGCCGTAATCCGATAAGCCCCGCCAGCGGCATGGAACGCGGCAAAACCCTCGCTGTCGGCCGCGAACGGGTTTCCGAGCGGCGTTGCGCCGGCCCGGTCGGAATAGATCGAGGCAAGAGGGGCGCCCGCGATCTCACGGCGCACTGTGATCTGTGCGGCGGGCAGCACATTGCCGTTGCCGTCGACAATCGTCGACTGCCATCGAGCCATCGTCATGGGAAATTCCTAATTGATCTGGGAGCCGCGAATATCGCCCGCGCCGGTTTTGGTGATGAAGGACAGCCCGTCGATGGCGGGGCCCGCCGCGCCGCCGACGCCGAAGTTTGCACCGTTCGCGTTCCCACCGGCCTGCCCCGGACCACCGCCATTGCCGCCGGTGCGGTTCCGATTGCCGCCACCTCGGAAGCCACCGGCCTCGGTCGTGCCGTTCTGAGCCTGCGTATCCGGAGGTCTATCGCCTGGGTTGCCCAACCCCGGAAGCTGACCTGCGCCGCCACCGCCGCCGCCGCCTGCGCCACCATCACCCGGACTATCAGCGCCGCCACCTCCACCGCCGCCGCCCCATATTTGCCCAGTGCCCTCGTTGAGAATGAGGTCAATGGGGAAGCGCGTGAATAATGCCGGGCCGCCGTTGCCGCCTGGGCCGCCGAAGTTTTCAGTGACAAAGCCTCCATCACCGCCACGTCCCTGGATGCGCCCGCGCAGGTAGACGGTGATGTCGATGCCCACTGGCCATGTGCCGACGTTGAAGGCCGGCGCCCCGGTGCTGTTCGAGCCGACGATGACGCCTGCCTCGATGTAGACGGTCAGAGTCACGGCAGGGCTTTCCTCGCCGGTGGGGTCGGGATAGATGCTGTCGTGGATGTCACGCAGATTCACATTGTTGATGTTGCTGTCGATGATGATGACGCGGTTGACGAGATCGCCCGGCGTGAAGGTCTGGAACAGCGCTTCCTCGGCCTCGATCTGATAGCGGTCGGCCATCGGATTGAGCTGGGTGATCTGGATCGGCGCATCGGCGGCCAAGCCGGTGACGGTCTGCAGCGGCCACGCCTCGAGACGGTAGCCGCCGCCGAGCACCGGGTTTTCCGGGCCGCGCCGGAACAGGCTGAAGCTGAACAGGCGCGGCGGGTCGCGGAAGCGGCCGAGCTGGATGTCGTTGAGGCGCAGCGCCACCTGGCGCCCGCCGAACGGGATCCAGCGCGAGAAGATCTTTTTGATGACCGAGGTGCCGTACGCGGTTTCCGCCTCGAGGTCGGCCGTGACGGCGATGCTTCGATAATTATCCGCCTGGTCGATCGGCTCGAGCGGATTGCGCAGGCCGAAATAGGTCCAGATCTGAGAGACGCGGCTGCCCGGCTGATCCTTGATCGAGAGCGAGCCTTCCAGCGTGTTGTCCTCGGTGAAGCGGTCGGCCGTGGTGGCGATGGCGCGGAGCACCTGAAGGCGGATTTGCTGCGACAGCGGTTCCCACCAGATGGCGAGCGCCGCCTGCTGCACCAGCTCGGACACCAGCGTGTTGACGCTGGTCGGCTCGGCGATAACGGTGGTGTAGAGCCGCTGCAGGAAGCTTTCGGTCTCCGTCCGCCAAGCGGTGATCGGGATATAGGCGTCGGGCACGCCGGCGTAGTTGACCAGCAGATCGCGAATGATGTCCGCCGGATCCTCGCCGGTATAGCGCAGCACCAGTTGGGCGCGATCGCCCGCCTCATGCGACGCGGCCAGCGTGCCGAGCTGCCCGCGCGTGAGGGTCAGCGCATCGCCGGAGCGTGTGAAGGCGCAGATCTCCTTGCCGCCGATCGCCACATGGCCGGAGGCCGGATATTCGAGATTGCCGACGCCGGTCGGCGACAGCGAAACCGCCGTGTCGTCGGTATCGAGATTGGCGATGATGAAGCCGTTCGATGCCAGCGGCGCCTGCGCCCGATCGCCGTCGGCAAGCTTCAGGACGTCCTTGGCGGTGATCGTGTAGATGCCCTGCGGCGTCGGGCCGTCCGTGCTCTCGATCACGAAGTGCCGGACTTCCATCTGATCGAGCGCCTGGCCGAGCAGGCCCTGGATCCAGCGGACAGGGTAGCCGCGCAGGCGCTGGCCATAGCGCGCGCGCCACTTGCCCCAGAAGGTGCCGCTCTCGAAGGGCTCGCCGGCGAAGATGTGGCGATGGTCGGTGAAGCTGATTTGAAGCGTCGCGCGCTGGCCGAGATCGACGCCGAGCGAGACCTTCGACGGCGTGTAGCTGACGGACTTGATCGAGGCTATGGCGTCGATTTCGGCCGGCAGATAATCGGTCGGCTCGGAAAAGCGCAGCCTGACGAGCTCCTCCGGGGACGATCCGGCGAATTCGGGCACCTCGATCTCGATATAGGTCAATGACTTCATTTGACGATGCCGCCGATATCCAGCTTCACCTGCATCATGCCGTTCGCCGCCTGGTTGCTGGGCTGCGGGTCATTGGCCATCCAGGCATAGCCGACCTCGAGCGGGTAATCCCCCGGGCGCCAGGCGAAGAAGAAGGGGGCTTCCTTGCTCGCCTGAATGAACGGCTCCATGTAGGCGCGGTACCAGGCCGGCGTCAGATTTTGCAGGTCGACCGAGGTCTGCGTGCTCTCATTGAGCACGATGCGGCCGAGGAAGTTTCCGCTCTCGCTGCGCCCGTTGACGACCTTCGCCGTGCGCCCGTAATTGATCGGGGTATGGCCGACGAAGATCCGGCGCTGCAGCACCAGCAGCTTGCCGACATAGACGACGGCCGCGGTCGGCGCCGCCGTGCCGGGCCGGAGGCGGATGCGGATCGCTGTCAGGCCTTGCGGCGTGAAGCGAAACAGCGCGGGCCCGTCGTTCGGCAGGATGACCTCGCCGACGAGCTCCTGCCAGCCCTCCGGGCTTCCCGCTTCGGTCAATCCCTCGATGGAAACCGGAATTTGCGCCGCCGCGAAATTGTGCCGGGCGATGCCGACATAATCGATGTCCTCGACGCTATTCACCTCGACGGTGATGAACTGGTCGCCCGGGCCCGCGACGCCCAGCCAGCGGAGATTGGTCGAGGGGTTGGCGAGGTTGCTGGCCGGGAAGCCGGCCGCTGCCGTGGTCGCCGAGATATTGGCGGCCGTGGCGCGCTGCTGCCAGCCGATGACGGGATTGTTGGCGTTGATGATGCCGCCGCCGGAGATGATGTCTCCGAGCGAGAGGCTGCCTGAGATGACCACGCTCATGCTTGGGTAAGCCTCAATGTCATGCCGTCATCGATGGCGCCTTGGATCTGCTCGATCAGCCCACGCACCTGCGCGCGCCCGAACGTCTCGCCGTTGAGCTGGATGAAGACGCCCTGCTGCGGCGCCTCGGCCGCGGGCGCCGCTGCTGCCGGCGACGCTCAGNCCCCCGCCGCCGCCGCCCTTCGTGGTCGAGCGGATGGCGGAGATCTGAGCGGCGCCGGCGGCGGCTGCGGCCGCGGCCGCGGCGAACCCCCAAGGCGTTGCGCCATAGGTCGCCAGCGTTTTCGTCACGCTCTCGGCGGTGTTGATGATGGCGGCCGCGATGGCGAAGGCTTTGGAATTGCCGAAGGCCGTGGCGAGATTGCTGGCGATGCCCGACGCCATGCTGGCATAGGCATTTGCGGCGACGAAGGTGGCCTTCTGCATCGCCGCGGCGAACTGCTGCGCATTGATGTCGTTCGATTGCAGCGCGGCATCGAGCGCGCGGGCTTTCTCGGCGAAGATCTCCGACGGCGAGCGCGTGGCCTCGGCCAGCTTCACGCCATCGGTGATCAGCCGCTGCCACTCCCTTTCCTCCTCGTTCAGATCGCGCTTGGCCGCCGCCATCGCCTCCGTGCTCTGGATGATCGGCGCCGCCACCTTGTCCTTATGCGTCGCAGCTGCCGCCTGCGCTTCCTCGCCCGAGGCCGCCGCCCATAGCTCGTTGAAGCTTTGGGTCGCCGCCTTCGCACCCTCGCCGGATCCCGCCACGGCCTGCTTTATGGTATCCCATGCGCCGACCACATCGCCGGACTTGAGCTGCGCCACGGCAGTCAGGGCGCGGGCGAATTGAATGGTGGAACTGGTCAGCTCGTCATAGACGCCCTTCAGCACCACGCCGACGGTCGCCAGCGACTTGAAGGCCACGGCGATGGTGTCGGCGATGGTGTGAACGATGCGGCTTTCTTTGACCCATTCGACGAAGCGCTCGGTGAGGTGCGCCACCGCCGGCCCGAGCCGGTCCATGATCTGCCGGCCGATGCCGGTGAAGGCCGCGCCGAGCTTGTTCATCGAGTCGCTGAAGCTGTCGGACGCTTTGACCGCGCGGTTGGTGACGACCAGGCCGAGCGCTTCCGCCTCATCGGCCATCAGCTTGAGGCCCTCGCGGCCCTGGTTGAGCAGCGGGATGAGATCCGCGCCGGCCCGGCCGAACAGCGCGACAGCAAGCGCGGTCTTGCTCGCCCCATCCTGCAGCGTGGCGAATTTGGCGGCGACATCAATGAAGACATCCCCGGCCGGGCGCATGGCGCCGGTTGCGTCTCTGACCGCCACGCCGAGCGCGGCGAAGGAGCGCGCCGCGGTCGAGGTGGTGTCGCCGGAGGCAATGGCCATCATGTTGACGGACAGTTTCTTGAACGCCGTCCCGAGCCCATCGAGCTCGACGCCGGAAAGCTGGGCGGCGTGCGCCAGCCCGGTGAGCTGCTGGACCGGCACGCCGATCGATTGCGACAGCTCGCCGAACTTGTCGAGTTCGACAACCGCTCTGTGCACGCTCACGCCGATCGCCGTCGCCGCCGCCCCGAAGGTGACGCCGATGGCGGTTCCGACAACGGACGCCGCCTTGTGGAGCCGCGCCAGGCTATCGGCCGCCTTGTCGACGCCCTTGTCGAATTCGGCGGCGTTGAGGCCGAGGGTGACGCGCAGCGCGCCGACTACCGAGCTTTCTGCCATCTGCTTTCGATCCCCCTGGCTTTCAGATCGGCCAAAATGCCGTCGACGTCGGTACCGGTCAGAGTGTGCTTTTTGCCGCGATAGACCGGCTCGGGCTTGTTGCCCTCGAGGTGCCACCAGAATTCATCCGGATGCATTCGCCAGAACTGGTCGCGCGTTACCCATTTGCCGATGACGACCGCCGCCTTGTAGGCTTCCTCGACGAACGTCGAGCCGGCCCCGGAGGGTTTCCCGGATCCCGACCCTCCGTCGCGGCCGGTGCCTCGGCGCCCTTGTTCGCCAGCGCGGCGTCCATCCGCGCCCGCGCCGCCGGTGGCATCATCATCTTCATCAGCCCCATCGCGGTCTCGATGACGGCTTCCATTTCCTGCTTGCCGGCGAAGGCGTGCGCATAGATGTCGTCATCGGTGACGGCGACGCCGGCGTAACGGAGCACGTTGCCATAGGCCATGCAGAGCTTGGCCGTCGGCGGCGCGCCGCGGCGGCAGAACTCCTGCAGCTCGGCGAGGGTGATGGCATCCTCGATCACCGAAATCATGCCCATGATGCGGTGCGGCTTGATCGTGTAGATGGACCCCTTCCAGTCCAGCTCGATCGGCGTGAACACCCCCACGGTCAGTCCGCCGGCGTGTAGGCGACGGCGCCGCTCGAGACGAAGGTCGCCTCGAAGGTGATGGCGTCGTCATGATTGCCGGTCTCGGCATATTCCTGGAGATAGAACGAGCCGGTGACGACGCCGCCATCGGGATATTCGAAGGCGGCGGTCTTCATGCGGGCGTTGCCGAAATAATCCGCCCTGAGGGTGTCGTTGACCAGGACACCCGAGCAGGTGATCTCGACACTCTTGACCTGGGCGGCATTGAGCAGCTGCTGCCAGCCGCTGGAGTCGTCGTTGGTGATGTCGACGGCCTCGCCGGAGAAGGTGATGCCCTTCTCGCGGACGCCGGCGACGACAGGCGCGGGAGACCCCTCGCCCCAGTGGAGCATGGTGGTGCGTCCAACGTTGGCGGTCATTCTAAGCTCCTAGGTTTGGTGCCAGACGATGAAATCGAGAGTGGTGCGGAAGAGATAATCGGCGGCGTTGCTTCCGCCCTCGGAGAAATCGCGCTCGGCATCGAGCAGGATGTTCTGGAAGGTTACGCCGCCCGCCAGGCCGGCGAAGGCGGAGAGCGCGGCGATCACCGCCCGCGCGGTTAGCTTCGCCGCTGCATAGCTTTCGCCCCAGCAATCGATCTGGACGCGCGCCGAGGCGAGGCCCGCCTCGCCCTGGTCGGTATAGACGGGGGCGCCGGAGATGCGGATGAGGGTCGCCGCCGGCAGCGCCGAGGCCTGCGGCCGCCGGCCCGGATAAAGCCGCGGCCCGACCATGGCGGCGACGCCGGGCGCCGCCAGCAGCCGTGCAATCAGCGCCTCTTCCATCGATCAGCCCTTCGCCGCTTTCCTGGCCGCCCGCCTGGCGCGGCGCTCGAGGACTTTCTCGATCTCGGCCCATAGGTCCTCTTTCAGCCCCTCGATGACGCCGGCCTTGGTGCGGTCCCAGGCCGGCCGCATGAAGGGCTGCGCCGGATGGCGCGAGGTGCCGAATTCCTGAAAATGCCCCGCCGGATTGGCGCCGGGTCCGACATGCACCTCGACATCGTCCCGGTGCGGCTTGCGGTGCAGTCCCCGCTGCCGCCGGGTCAGCCTGGTGCTGACATTGATCGAGGCCAGCAGGTTCCCCTTATCGACGGGCACCAGCGCGCGCGCAGCCTCGGCCACCGGCTCGGCGCGGGCGATGAGCACCCGCCGCATGATGTTCTTTCCCGTCGATTTCGGCAGATCGCGCAGGGCGGCCTGCACCTCCTTCAGGCCTTCGATCCTGATGGTGATGCTCATGCGCCATCCTCCGTTGCAGCAACGTCCGCCCGCGCCACGGCCTCGATGTCGAGCCAGCGCCGGCGGCCGGTCTCCATCACACCGACGATGTTGAAATCGCGGCCCTCGGCGGCGATCCGGTCGCGCGCGCTGACCGATTGCAGCGGCGTCGACCAGCGGATCCGGAACAGCGTCGTCCGCTCCGCTGCGACTTCGTCGGCGCGATAGGCTTCGCCTGCCGCCTTCTCGGTGCGCCGTGCCCACACTGTCGCCAGGGGCGTCCAGTTCTCCACCCGCTCGTTGAAGCCGTTGCTGCTGATGGTCGCGCGCAGGATGGTGATGCGGCGATCGAGGCTGCCGGCGCCGCGCATCAGCCGAACCTCCCGACGCGGTAGCGATTGATGAGGTCGCGGAAGCCGTGCTGGATCTCGGACGGCAGCTGGCCGACCACCACGCTCTCGCGGTTTTCATTCCAATGCGAGATCAGCATCAGCATGGCGATGCGCAGCGGCTCGGGGATGGCCGTAAGGCTCGGCGGCTCGGCATCCGTCCCGGCAAATCCGGCGGTGAACGTCACCCGCACCGCGTCGTATTGGCTTCGCAGCGACGGCCACGCGAGGCCGTAGGCCGGCTTGATGCGCGCCTCGAAGCGCCCCTTGCGCCATTGATAGGCGGCAGGCGCGATGGTCCGAAGCTCGCCCGCCTCGTCCAGATATTCGAGCCTATCGACCGAGATCACCGGCCCCATGGGGATCCAGATCTCGGACGGCAGTCCGTCGAGGCGGAGCTGCCACTCCGACGCGATCAGCGCGAGGCCGGCGCCGTCCGGCCCCTCGACCATCTCCCGGGCGGCTTTGATGGCGCGCGCGAGGAAGGCGTCGTCGTCGGCGCCGTCGATGCGGCAGGCCTCCTTCGCCTCGTCGAGGCTGATGGCCTCGGCGTCCGAGGCGGTGAGCCGCTCGATCCGGTCCCACATCGCCATGATCAGCGGCTCTCGCCTGGGAGCGGGACCTGCGTCTCGTCGGCCGCTTTGCCGGTCGCGGTTTCGCTCGGCCCGGCAACTTGCGTCTCGACGGCATCGGCGATGCCGCGCGCGATCAGGCGCTGCGCCACCTCATCGGGCACATCGAGGATATCGCCGCCCTGATAGGCATTATATTGGCCGGCGGCCTCGGGTTTGATCTTGATCTGCATGGCTTGTCCTTCAGGCGACGGGAGAGACTTGCGGGGCGGCAGCGCGGCCGCCCCGTGGGATCATGCGGCCGGGTGTGCCAAGTGCTTGACCGCGTCGGCGTTCAGCAGATCGCCGTCGAAGCGGGCAAAGCCGATGAAGCCGACCTGATGGAAATCGGCATAGCGCTCGACCAGGCGCTTCAGGGCGAGTTCGCGCACGCGGCGCACCACGTAGCGGTTGAACGCCCCGAACAGCACCGATTTGGCGCTGGCGCCGACCTGGGGCATGTCCTGGTTGATCGAGTAGGGGTGGTCGAGGATGACGGCCGGCGCGCCGGAGCGGACGTCGGCCGGCTGCCAGATGTAATTGCCCTCGACGTCCTTCAGCTTGCGCAGGCGCTTCAAGGTGTTGTCGTGGAACATCCAGCGCGTGCTGGGATCGGCGCGGTAGGCCGGGTCGATCGCGTGCTGCAGCTCGATCAGATCGTCGAACGTGATGTTGGCTGCGGCCGCGGCGACGAAGCCCTGCGTCGAGGCGGTGACGATGCCGCTCGGCTGGCCGACGCCGGTGCCCACCGTCATATGCTCGTTGACGATGCGGCCGAGCCGCTCCGCCCCGGCGTCCCGCACGATCTGCTCGATGTCGATCGCCGCGTCCTGCATCAGCTCCTCGGACACCCGGATGATTTTGGTGGTGTATTTGAAGGCGTCGAGCTGCTTGCTGCCGAAGGCGACGTCCTGCTCGGTATCCTGGGCGTTCTCGGCCAGGATGGCGCCCTTGTTGGCGGTGTCGTTCATGGTCGGCCAGTCGATCTGATTGCCGGCCGCGGTCTCCAGCTGCCGGGTAATGCCGGGATCGACCATCGGCCCGAAGGCCTTCAGGCTTTTGATCAGCTCGGCGACGAAGCCCTGCGGCACCAGATAGCCACCGGCTGCATCGGTGCCCGCCGCCTGCGCCCGCCGCTCGGGCTCCTTCACCCGCATCGACTGCAGAAGCGTCCGCTCCTCCGCCAGCAGGCCGCCGGCACCGTAGCGCAGCCAGGAGCGGAAGGCGGTCTCGACCGTCGCCTTCGGCGCATCGCCCGCCGGCTCGGCGGTGCGGTCCTCGCCGACCGGCCGGCGCGGGTCGCCGCGCTCGAGCGCTGCCTCGCGCTCTGCGAGCTGTTCCTCGCGCTTCACCAGCCCGTCGAGGCGGGTCACTTCGTCAAAGATGCGATCGTGTTCCGCCTCGAGCTCGGCGGCGCGCGCCGCCGGCGTATCAGGTTTGATCTCATCCAGCTTGGCGCGGGCATCCGCCACCAACTTTACCTGCTTCTCGCGCAGTTCGATCAGTCTGGACATTTGTAACTCCTCTGGATGTCCATAAAAAAAGCCGCTCGAAAGCGGCTCAACAGGGCAGTCATCAGGGCTTTGCCTATGCGGCGGACCTCGGCAAACGCAGTTTCAAACGCTCATCCCGGATGCGCGCCGACGCCGCCTGGCAGTTCCGGATCTTCTCATCACGCCTGCGGAGAGCATCGGCCTCGGCATCTCCCGCAATGCGGCGCTGCTGCTGGTGCTCTTCGAGCGAGCGGACCCCGACCTCGGTCGTGGGATAGGCGCCGCGCGTCACCACCGAAACGTCATAGAGCTCGCCCACCTTTTCGATGGTCCGGACAGGCGGATCCTGGCTTTCATCCCAGCGCTGGGCGCCACCGCGCATGGTGAAGGCGAAGGACATCTGGTCGATGTCGCCGCGCCTCATCTTCACCATGAGATCACGCACATCCTGCGTGTCCGGCGGATCGATCTCGACCCGGAGGCCTTTCGCGTCTTCGGCCAAGCGCAAGGTGCCGGCCTTCAGCCGGCCGAGCACGATGTTGCTGTCATGGTTGAACAGCGCATGCACATCGGCCGAGGCCTTGGAGATGGCATCGCCGAAGGCGCCGCGGGCGATCCTTTCGCGGAAGAAACCGCCGATATCGGTCTCGGTGTCGAAGACGGCGGCATAGCCGGCGAGCATCGGCGCGTTGCCGGCCTCGCGCTCCTCGAGGCGCAGGCCCGCCAGAACCCGGATTTCGCGGTCATTCATTTTCGGCCTCCGTTGGATTGGGCGATGCCGGCACCGCGCCGCGTTGCAGCTGCTGGCCGAGCGGCACCGTGGCGCCCTGGATGTGAAGCTTGCCGGCGTCGCCCCCATGGGCGGCCCAATTCTCCATCGCGCGGATCTCGTCCGGCGTGTTGATGGCGTTTTGGATGGCCTTGGCGTAGCCCTCCATCCGGGTTTTGAAGTCGCCGCGCAGCAGGCCGTCGACATTGAACTCGACGAAGCGGTCGCGTCTGCGCGGCCCGAATAGCTTCAGATTGAGCTCCTGCTCCCAGGCCTTGATCCATTGCGACAGCGTGTGTTTGACGAAATGCAGGTCCTGCTGCTCGGTGTTGGCGAGCGTGCCCTTGGTCAGGTCCTGCAAAAACACCGGCGGCAGCTGGTACATGCGCGCCAGCTCCTCGAGCTGGAAGCGGCGGCTGTCGGTGAGCTGGCCTTTCTCCGGATCGAAGCCGATGGCTTTCAGCTCGTGCATCAGCGGCATCGGCAGGATCGGCCGCCCCTCCGAACGGGCGGCCTGCAGAGCCTCGGTGATATCGGTTGCTGCCCGCGCGATGGCGCCCGGCGTCTCCATCGGGCCGACCAGCTGCAGGGGCGGCACGCCGCCGCCGCGAAAGAATTTTGCGGCGTATTCCTCCATCGCGATGGCGAGGCCGATGGTGTTCCGCAAGCGCTCGATCGGCTCGTAATGGGAGAGCCCATCGGAGCGCAGCATCCAGGGAATGTCGATGATCTCGGCCGCGGCATAAACCCGCTCGCGCGTGCCCTCGCGGTAGAGGTAGCGGGTCTTGCCCTCGCGCCTTGTGACCGTCACCTTGGCCGGGTCGAGCGGCCAGAGATTGATGATGCGGCGGGCGACATTCCTCTCGATGAAGCTGCAGGAGCGGCCGCTCAAGAGCACGTTCTGCATGGCGAGTTTCCGCCAGGCGAAGGAGCTCATCTCCTCGTTCACGTCATCATGCAGGATGGCATAGAGCGGATCCTTGACGGCAAGCGCACGGTCGTCGCCGGTGCGCTGGTAGAGATCGAGCGGCAGCGTGGCGATGGTCGAGGCGATGAAGTTCACCGCCGCCCAGACCGCCGGCACGCCGAGTGCGCTGTCGCGCGAGACGGCGACCCCGGCGGCCGAGCTGGCCCAGGCGCCGAACAGCGACTGCCAGGCCGCCGCATCGGCCAGGGAGACGGACGGGCTCTCCAGCGAGGCCCGGCGCTCGGCGAGCCGCGCCTCGACCACGGCCTCGAGCCCCTCGCGGGTATAGGCGACAAGTTCGCTCATGCGCGCGCCATCCTGAAATCGGGGTTTTCCCAGGGCGAGGTCAGCGCCCGCGCCGCCTCGGGGTTGAGGCTCATCAGCTGGAAGGCGTTGAAGGTCGCAATCAGCGGGTCGATCTTGGCCTTGCCTGCCGTCTGCTTGGTGATCAAGACGGCATTGCCGCGCTGCTCGGCCTTGGCGTTGCCGACGCACCAGCTCATCAGCGCCGAGCCGGAATGCCACAGCGTGCCGTCCTTCAGCTTGCGCTCCATGCCCCAGACGGCAGGGGACAGCCGATAGCCCTGGCCGATGGCCTTCAGGACACCATCGGCGATTTTGCGCGACACGATCTCATCGACCAGCATGGCGACGCCGGCGGGATCGAGGCCGACGCCGGCCTCAGCTGGCAAGAGCTCGGCGTCGCGGATCCGCTCGATGATGTCGGCGACCTCGATTAGATCCTGGGCGGCGTCGGCGCAGAAGGTGAGGTCGCCGTCATTGGCGAAGTCCCGGAGCCGCTCGGCAATGTCCTGGCGCAGCTCGAGCACGTCCTCCTGGCACCAGGCGTGGTTCCAGAGCAGCCAGTCGCGCGTCTGCCTGCAGCGGCCGAGGACGGCAAGGCCGAGCAGATCGTCGAGCCCGCCGCCGTCGATGCCGACCGTGACCACCTCTGAACGGGCGAGCAGCTCGTCGAGCGTGAGGGTCCGGTCGGCGGCGCCGAGCCAGAAATCGGTGCCGCGCCAGCGGTCGGAATGCAGCGCCAGGCCGATCTCGACATTGAGGTGCTGCGAGGCCCAGCGCCGCTCCTCGGCCTCGCCCTTCTCGCGGGCCTGCTGGTAGTCGGAGACGAGCCGGTCGATGGTGATCGACAGGCCCAGATTGGGCAGCACCATCGGCCAGTTGGCCGGGTCGCGCCAGGGCCTCGCCGGGTCGATCTGCATGGCTTCCGGGAACTCGTAGAGGATCGGCAGCATGCGCACGCCCTCCTTGATGCGGCCGTCGCGGATGCCGCGGGCATATTGCAGCTCGGCCTTGAACACCCCGGCGGGGGCCTCGTCGCTCTGCGTGGTGATGAAGATCAGCAGGCTCTCCGGGTTCGGTAAGAGGCCGCCGCGGATCTGGCCGACGACGCGGCTGGCATAGCTGAAGGCCGACATCACATGCAGCTCGTCGACGATGACGCAGACCGGCTTCACGCCGGTCATCACCCGCATGTCGAAGGTCTTGATCTTCAGCATGGCGCCGTTGCGCCGGTCCTTGATGGTCTTCAAATGCTCCTGCACGTGGAAGCGCTTCTGCAGATAGCCGTCCGGGTCGGCGGCGATCATGCCGGCGGCCTGCTGGAAGGCGAGGTCGGCAACATCCTGGGTCGGGCCGACGAACAGCATCTCCGCCCGCGGCCGCTCATTCGCGAGCATCAAGACCAGGGCGATGGCGGCGCCGCCCGTGGTCTTCGAATTCTTCTTCGGCACCAGCGTAAAAATCTCCGAGATGGCGCGCACGCCGGTCGCCTTGTCGAGCGAGCCGCAGGCCGCCCGCACGATGTCGCGGAACCATTCGCCGGCGGCCTCCGCCATCGCCGGCTGGCCGGGCACGTCCGGCAGCCGCAGCATGTTGAAGATCTGGACCCCGCGCTCGCCCTCGGCCTGGTCGATCGGCAGATCGGGCACCAGCGAGCGCCCGGACCTCAAGCGCTCGATCCAGTCCGGACAGGCAAAGTTCCACATGGTCAGTTCAGCACCTGCGCCCAGTTGCTGCCGCATTCCGCAGATGTATGCAATTCCCGCAACATGATTTGTTCAAAATCTATTGCGTGCGGGCAGGAAAAAGGTGTTTTTCGTAGTGCCGCGGGCAATAATGTGGAAAAATACCGCGCAAATTCGGGCATTGACGACTGCTCAGGTGCCCGGCTCCGACAGATCAACCGGGGAGAGTTTCCCATGGGTAGCCGATATCGCGGACGGGTTTTGATCATTGAAGACGAGGCGATGATCGCCCTCATGCTGGAAGAGATTTTGCAGGAGTTGGGGTACGACATTGTAGGCATCGCGGGGACGGCAGAAGATGCTGTGGCCCAGATCGAGGCCGACGCTCGGACCATCGACGCTGCAACCCTGGACATCAATTTAGCGGGTACCCGTTCGAATGAGGTCGCTGAGATGCTTGCGGCACACGGTATTCCCTTCGTGATCATGACCGGATACAGCCCACGCGATCTCCTGGATTTCCAAGGCCACTCGATCCTCCACAAACCCTTCGTCGTGGAGCAACTCGAGAAGGCTTTCCAATCGCTCGAGCCTCGCCGGACGGAACACCGTTGACCATTGCCCGTTTCCCCTTTCTTCGGTCGAGGCGAGAGGAAATGGGCAATGAGAATTCTGGTGGTTGAGGATGACCCCCTCACCTCAATGGTCATCTGCGACACGCTGGTCGACGCTGGGTACGAGGTAATCGGGCCCGCATGGTCCGCGGCCGTAGGGCTGGAACTGGCCCAATCGACGCGCCCGGACCTGGCGCTATTGAACATCAATCTCGTGGGTGAAACCAAGGGCACCCATTTGGCCCGGATGCTCGGTAAGCTTTTCCACACGCCAGTCCTCTTCATAAGCGGAAATTTCGACGAGGCATGGGAGGCGCGGGACGCCGCGCTGGGATACATCTCCAAGCCGTGTCTGCCTTCGACTTTGCTCAAAAGTGTTGAGATTGCCCGGGGAGTCGCTGCCGGCGTGGTGCCGCCGGAGCAGCACTTACCGCAGGGATTGATGCTGTTCCGGTTGGGTCCCTGATCAATATCCAGCATGATCAGTTCAGCACCTGCGCCCAGCGGCTGCCGCGATGGCCGGTCTGCGCATCCATGACGAGTTGTTCCTTCTTGCCGGGCTTTGGTTCGGCTGCGACGCGCGGGATGGTGTCGGCCCGCTGCGACAGGGCGAGGAAGGCCTTCGCCGCCGAGACGCTGCCGCCGATCGCCGCCGCATAAAGGTAAGCGGGCCAGCCACCCCACCTTGATCCTGGCTCAGGCTGGTTTTGCGTAAGCCCAGGGCATCAGCTCGTCGATGC